CCCAGCAGTCTTCACCAATGATGATGAAGGGATACACGTCAACGTTAGCAGCGCCAACAGACAACATGCCGTTCAAAGTTGCAGAACCAGCAGCAGCAAAGGATTTCAACAGGGGTGAGCTGATGAAACGGAAGTCTTCGCAAGCGCCGATTTCGCGGTCATGGATTGGCTTGAATGAACCGTACTCTTCCACGCGGGTGAAGCCGGGCAAGTTACGGATGTCGCTGACAGCGTCAGTGTGGCAGAACACCACGTATGCAGGCTGCACAGCCCGAGTACCGAAGTTGACACCGGGAGCCAGACGACTGGTTACACGACGCGAACGGTTGGACTCGAGGGTACGAGCCGCTTTACGAATTGCGTTCAGGCTGATGGCCGTGTTCACAGCGGAGCGGCTGGAGCCGTTCGCGTAGATCACAGTGGAGCCAGCCTTCAGCACCCCGTAACGAACCATCTCCATCACCTCAGCCAATGTCTCGCCTGTGAGCTTGACCATTTCGCCGGGGATGTCATCTTCATACAGCTGCTCAACTTTGCTGGAGTACTTGAACAGCACGCCATATTGTTGCAACTGAACAGACACGTCTTGGAAAGAGATCGTGTTTGCGTTAGGTGTCACACCCTCAGCCAACACAAAGTTGGAAGCGGTGATGTCAGGAGTACCAACATAGCGAGAAGAGTTCTCGATTGTTGTACCTGCAGTAGAGGCGCCAAAAGGCAGAGTACGACGGAACACCAAGGTGTCTGTCGAGTTCTGGGGCATCTCGCGTTGAGTACCGAAGTCGCCCAAAACAGTGATGGGCTGTGCGTGTTCAAGCATACCTTGAGCGGCGCGGATTAGATTTCGCGATGCTACGGTGCCGTAATTTTGAATAGACATGGTCTAGTTTCCTTTTCTGAAAATTGATTTAATAGCCGCGTTCTTTGAGCTCTCGCTCACGTTTCTTGGCTTCATAGTTCCACAGTTCTGCTGGGGACATGTCGCCAAGTGTTTTAGGCGGCGGTGTCTGGCCAGTTCGAGTTGTCGCGGCTGCAGCGAGACGTGCTCCTCGCTCTTGCTTAATGTCACCGGCTGATCGCGTTTGAGCTGTTGAAAATAAATCCAACATCCTGATCGCGTCTTTGGCGGCGGGGCTATCGGCTAAAGCTCTGGTCTCAGGCGTCTGCACAGTAAACCATTGCGCAAATTCGGTCGTGTTGATCGTATCGCGCCAGTTTTCGTACTTGCCTTCAATTCGTGCTTCTTCCATGAGGCGACCCATCTCAGCCTTGGTGTTAGCAACTTCCTGCTGTACAAACTGAGCCACCGCTTCCGGTGACAAACTTTGTTGCTGAGAAGACACTCCAAGTTTTGATGCGACGTATTCCTCCATCGCTCCCGCCCATTCCGGGAAATCTTGCTTGAGCTGCTCCCACTTCTCTGGGTTCTTGGCGGCGCTGGCGATAGCTGTCTGCGTAGGCGCTTCTTGCATTGCTGCTTGACGTGCCTGCTGAGCTTCTCGTTGCATCGCTGCCACGCGACCCTCGGTCGTTTTGACATGGTGCAGCAGTTGAGCATTTGCCTGTGCTAAATCATCGATCTGTGCCAGTTTGGCGCGGACCGCTGGGGATAGCCCGGCTAGGGGATCTTCCGGCTGTTCCGGTTCGATTTGCGCTTGTTCGGGTTCAGGTTCCTGCGGCGTTTCCGGCGCAGCGGCTAAGAGTTCAGATGCGGACGTGTCACCGTCGGCAGCCAGCTTTGATGCCTCTTCATCCCATAAGTTTTGCGCTTCTTCCGAAGACAGTTGGTTTTCTTCCACTTTTTGCTCTCCAAATAAAGGCCGTCTTTCAACGGCCCACTAAAAAGGCCAAGCGGGATTTAATCCGGCTCGACCACCACACCCCGAGTTGCCGCATTGGGCAAGTCGAGAAATCTTTTTAGCATGCGTATCTCACCGCGCAACGCAGCTGTCTCATTGTCGGAGAGGGCGACAGCGTCGTTCTTGGTTCTGGCCTGCTCAAGCTGGGTCTCTGCCCACTTGCGCAAAACATGCCATGTGCTTGATGAGTAATCAGTCATAGAAAAAGCCAGCTCGGTGGCTGGCTTCGGTAAATTTTGGGCGCACTTCGCCCAAAGAAATTTTATAACAGATCGTGGCGCTTATGCAACAGTTATCTTTATTCATTTTTAGCGCTCCATAACCGGGTATTTTGTGCCGGGTTTTCCGCCAGTGGTGGTGCTGTTCTTTTCATCTTCTTCCGCTTGCTCAGCTTTGGTCTTGGCCATGCTGTTACGAACAAGGCCCTTGGACCCAGTCTTCAACCCGCTGCCGCGAATCACTTCGCCAATAAGCCCTGCTTCTTGCCGAGCCAATGACGGCCGGCCAGCTTGGGCAATCTGGGCTTTGGTTGGATCTGGCGCCTTCTTGTCAAACGTTTCTGTCCAATCAGCCGGCTTCTCTAAGAAATTGCTCTCGTCGTACTCAATCGTGTACAGCGTAGGGGCTCTAAGACCTTCGCCTTGGTCGGCCCCTTCCTTCTGATCAACCACGCGAACTTTGCTGGCGTCGATAACTTTTTGAGTTGCATTGCCCTCAGAGTCCGGTGCACCCGCCACGTAAAAATACTCTGGTTGCTTGACACCGTTTTCGTCAACGCCCCCGCCAGCCTTGGTTACCCCGGTCAAGATTTTTGTTTCTTTGCCCGTTGGGTTTTGCCTGACCATTGAGTACCCGGGGCTTTCAGCAATCTCGGTCATTCCGGCGTAGCCTGTTGGCGCAGTGGCCCTGCTTAGCTTGCCCGTTGTCTGATCGGCCGTATAGAACTGACCGGTGGCTGGCCCAAGAGGATCGTACGCGCCGCCGTAAACATAAGGGTTTCCACTAGGGTCCCGCATGATGCTTGCGTTGTACTTATTCACGCCGCTGTTGTAGCTGCCAGCCCTTCGCTGGTAGGCAGCCAAGGCGCGCTGGTACGCGTCAACGTCTCTGGCAAGGGTTGACATAGGTTAGACGCTATAGGGGTTCTTAAGGCCGCCGGGCAAATTGATGTTAATCGCCGGGTTAAACAACTGGCTGCTTTGGCCGGTAATCAAACCACCGGGGTTTACGTTACCGGTATTGGTAGCGTCAGCCATAAAGCCTCTGGACGCTGTGCCGCCGCCGCCCGCGCCCAAAGTGTCAACGCCCGCAAGTATGCCGGTGGGTTTTGTACGGGTGTAGTTGGTCACGCCGGCAGCAATAGCCGATGCGGCGGAGCTGTACATGCGGCCATCTGGGCCATAGACCGGCCCAGTAGTAGCGCCGCCTGCGTTGCTGGTGTCAATGTTTGTACCGCCAGTGTCTACAGTTGTGCCGCCGCTAGTAACGTTGCCCGTGGTCCCGGTAGTCCCGGTAGTTTTCTTTTTCGCTAAATCCTCGTAGGCTTTTTGCAAAGCTGCCAACTGCGTGCTTAAAGCAGAGTAGTTGCTGTTTAGCGTGGAATACTGGCTAGACAAATCCGTTAGCTTTTCATCCGTATTCTTTTGAAAAGGTATTCCAGCTTTGGTTAAAGCGGCTGCGTCATAGGTCGAAATGCCATTAGCAATCATTGCCGCTCTGCCTGCAGCAGTTAAAGGCGTGTTTGTCTCTTTTAGCAAAGACAAATTACCGACACCGGTGTTGGCAACGGTATTGGCGTACTTAGCTTTGTCTGCTGCGCTGATACCGGAAGTATTAAGCTGGCCTCCGCTTTGCGCGTACTTTGCAGCTACGGCGTCGTAGCCGCCGTATTTATCAAACTCTGAAGTCGGTGCTCCGGTTGTCATCGACCGTTGCATCAAATTTGTTGCAATATCAGCCGTTAAAGCATTGTTAGTGGCGGTTGTTGGCACGGTAATTCCTTTTAAGCTACTTAAATCAAAATCAGGAAAGTAGGCCTTGACATCGGCTTGCGTTATGCCCTCTGAATTAATGTATTTCTGAACGTCGGCGGCATCGCCCCTGTTGTATTTACTGGCCAGTACTGAGGCCGTTATTCCGTTTATAGCCATGATTGCTCCTTCTTAAATTCCTGAGCCAGTCTGTAAAGCCAAGTCGCGCTCAGCAGCAAACAGCTCCTTACGGCTGCGCTCCTTCATAGCGGTGTCGGCCAATTGGGCCTTGATCTTTTCAAGGCTGATGTTCTGCGAGTTAGACAGCTTCAGCATCTCGATCTCGCGTGTCATCTCCAACTGCATGATGTGCAGGTCGGCCTCCTGCGCAGCGATCTGCTGGCGCACCTGAAGCTCTTGCAAGTCGCCTTGGTTTTGCAATTGGACTTTCTGCATCTCAGCCTGTGCGCGGACTTGGGCCACAGCCATGGCTGGGTCTGGCGCTGGGCCCTGAGCGGCTGCCTGCTTCTGTGCTTCTTTGATCTGCTCGATCTCTTCCTCCGGCTTAAACACTTCGGCCGGGTCGATGTGCTGGGCCTGCAAGGCCTTCTCGAATAGCTTCTGTGTGTCGAGGTACATGCCGTAGATTGGGTTGGCCCCAGCGGCAAGCAGGTTCAAGAACGATTGGTTCTGTATGTCACGGACCACCAAGGCGCTTGAGCCGCGGGCGTCGATTGTAAAGTCGCCCTTGATCTCTTCGTCCTCGTTGTACATCATGTTGTAGTCGTAGTACCTGCGGATGTGGGACTTGGTGACCATGTCATCAAACTGTTTGACGAGCCTGCGCAAAACCACGTTGGCGCTGTTCATCAACATTTGCATGCCACCGACAGTGTCTGGCGCTGCTCCCTTCTCGCCTTGCATGATTGTAGGCACGCCGGTCTCAGCGTCTGCCAGTTCGGTGGCCATCTTGATGATGCCTGCCAGCTCGGCTTGGTGAGAATTAAATTCAAAGGTCGAGAACGCCTTGCGCACGTCGTCGATGTCGTCGGTCGCATACCAGATCTTGCGGGCAGATAGCTGCCACTGCTTGTCCGCTGGCTGGATGGCCCCGGGCTTGATGACGATCTGTGGACCACTGGACACGCCGGCGTTGTCCATCATCTGGCGCCATGCTGCGTTCAAGACTTTCTGCTGCGAACGCATGAGGTACGGGATGCCGTAGCCCCACATTGAGCCCGCAACCTTTTCCCAAACGAAAAAATCGTAAGGTATGTCGCCACCTTCCAGTGGGTTCAGGAACGCCTTGACCACTGTGTTGTTGATCATGACGACGCACGCGCTGATGCTGCGCAGCTCGTCCTTCTCACCCACAGATACTCCCGCAGACTCAAGGTCGTCGTGATCTACTTCGCCCCAATAGGTCCACATCTCGTAAGTCAAGCGGGCCATGTCGCGCTGGTCTTCGTCGGTCATCTCGCGCAGTGTGGCGGACTGCTTAGGTCCTTCTTCCAACACTTTGCGCAGCTGGTCTTTTAGGAAGCCGGGCTGCTTGGCAAGATCGCGGATCTGCTTGGCCGTAACCTGTTCGCGCTCGTAGATGCCTTTGCCGTTGTGAATGTTTTCGCCGCAACCGGGATCTGGCCAAACGTTGCGCGGGTCAACGCGGAACGAAGCAGGGCTGATCTCCTGCACGATTTCAATCTGGTGGATCGTCTGGCCCATGCTGTCTGTGATGGGCTGCCACGCCTTGCGTGTGCGGTTGGTGACGATCGGGCCCTTGATCACGCCGGTGCCAAGCACGGCGGAGTCGTGGATCACTTTGCGCAACTCGCTGTTGTAGTTGCACTCAACCAGCTGATCTTCGATCTCGGTCTGCATGGCCAAGGCCTTCTTGTTGGCCACATCAAGCACGGCCTTGACAACGTCACGAACACGGGCTGGCTGCCCGTTCTCGCTCATGACTGGCTGGCCCTGTTGGTCCATGGCCATCTTATTGTCTTTGCTCATGCCCATCAACTCGGGGCTTGGCGTGGGTTGTATGCCCCAGTTGCGGTCGTCGGTTGGCAACAGAATGTCTGCAAGGCGGGCCTCGGCAGCATTGGTCTTCTGGCGCGTCATGCCAATGAACACCGTCGAGCGGTGGGGCTTGGCCATCTGCGTGGTCACAGGGTAGCCCTGCTCTACGCTGGTCATCATCTGACTGGCCGCCTTGGCTATGTTGTCTTTGCCGTTGTACTGGTCCTCGTCCTCAATCCAACGTTTGTCAACGCCGTAAGAGCCACGCGAACGAATCCATTCGTCACGCTGACCACCAAGCGAAGAGCCGAAAGATTGCAGCTTCTCCGCCTTCTTGCGCATTAGCTCTTCCGGGTCTTCGTACTCGGCGCCGGGTTGTTGTGATTCGAAGTCCATGGGGTTCAGTCCTCAGCTTAGTAAGGTGCTTTGGCGTAGCGTGCGTGGATGGCCAAAGTGCAGTCGATTGCAACGCTTGTGCCGCTGGTAACTGCGGGGCGAATCCACGCTGGGTTTTCGTTGGCGGTGTGAACTGCGGCTGCTGTAAAAGCCATGTTGGTGGTGCCGCCGCGCTGGGTCATTGGGTGCCAGTTGACATTGTCATTGGAGCCTTGCCACGTAACCGTGCCGCCGCCAAAGGTGCCGGACACTTGGCCGGTTAAGTCGGCTGCATAGGCAATAGGTACGCCGGCGCCCACGTCGTTGGTAGCCAAGTCAGCCCATGAGGCAAGGACCACGCCGGGGACTGAGTTGCGATCGATTGTTGCTGTGATAGTAGCCATGAAAGTTTCCTCTGTTAAGGTTAATCAATACCCGGTGACCGGGTCGAATACGTTGAACTCAAGCGTCGGGGCCATGCGGCTAGAACGCATGCGGCCTTCGGCCTCTTCTTGTGTCTTGGCAAAGCGCCGCATCATCATGGCGTATCGCGTTGCAGACATCAAGTCATCGCTGATTTTAACGACCATACCGTCTTTGCGGTGGTATAGCCTGAATTCTTCAAACCAGTCTTCCAAATGCGAGAACACGCGCAGGCGCATGGTCTGCATGCGGGTCAGCATCTCGGACAAGCCGGCCTCGACGCCGTTGCTGCCATCCTCGAACGTGGCCCGGTTGGGCATCATGTTCAAGCCTTGGTCCTTGTACTGCTTGGCCAGCTGTTCACCAGAACCGCCCTTGTCGCGCTGCAAGCCGTCATGGGGCCAAGCCATTGGCACCCACTCGCCGCGCGCTCGTACGGCCATTGAGTGGCCGGCAATGCCCGGTTCGCTGCGTCTGTAGCAGTCGGTCACATAAAGCGTATCGCTGTCGCGATCCCAAGCCATCCACACGACGGCGGTAGGGTGATCGACACCGAAGTCAATCGCCGCAATGCGCGCCCAGTGCGGCGGGATCGGGAAGGCCCGAATCTTGATCGCTTCCTCGACCACGGGAAACACACGGCCAGATCCCAAAATGGGAATGCCCTTGGCCCGTGCTTCGCGCTCGTGCTCAGGGTAGCTGGCAATGATCGCTGCAGCCTGCTCGGGCGTGTAGTGCTCGGCGTCGCTGATCGTCATGTTGGTCACGGTCGATGACATCGGCTTTTCCAGCAGGTATCGTTTGACAACCTCAGACATACCAAGCAACGGCGTAAAGGTCACGAAGACCTGACCGGCCGTTGCATTGGTCCGTGTCAAGCCCTCAGAATAAATTGGCAGCGGTGGCTCTTCGTCAAACCACACCAGATCCACAGTGTCGGCCTGCCACTTGGTGCGGCCTTGGTCGTAGCTGTTGAACTGGATCACGCTGTCTTCGCCGCATTCGTGGCGGACCACAATGCTTGAGACCGCATCGGGCACGCCCTGCTTCATGCTGGTATCGCGCACACAGTCAAACGGAATGGCGCCTGTGCCCCACTCCTCACGCATCTCTGGCGGGCCGAGCAGCAAACGCTGAATGCCCTTGCGGGTCAACTCGGCCGATTCGGATCCAACCATGCACCGAATTGCGTAGTTGTATCGCTTGCCCTTCCACCATGATGGATAGCGGCCTGTCGTGTGCATTGCGACCTCGAAGGCCCCGGCCCACGTCTTGCCAAGCTGGTTGCCTGCCATGAACAAGCGCTCACGGAACTCAAGGCCAGCATTGTGAAATTCGATTTGCTTCTTGTACGGCGCATAGGTCAACAAGCGATTGCGCTTGGCCCTGATGTCCTTCAGGCGCAGCAGTTCGTACAGCTCGCGCTTCTCGTCATCGTCCAGCAGCGCAGTGTCAATGCGGTCGAGCTTGATCATCTCGCAGCCTTTGCAAGCAGCATGTTCAGCCGGTTGTCCAGCTGCTCACTGGTCAGGTCCAGCGTGCCGGACATCTTGACCTCAATGCTTTTCAGCTTTGGTTGCGTGTATTGCAGAAACTCATTGAGCGTTCGCATGCGCGTGTCAACGTCAAGCAACGGGATCATGACCGCCTTGCCTTCGTTGTCCAACACCTGATGGCCGCCACGCATCATTGGGATCGTGGCCTTCAAGGCCTTGGCGATCTCAACGGCCGGATCGAGCCCCTCTTCAATGCAGGCTTCTGCAACAGCGCGAAGGTTGATGCGGTGCGGCGCGCTGCTCGTGCTGGCGCTCTTGCTCACTGGGTGAGCACGGCCAGTCTTGGCCGATGTCGGAAACGCCAGATCGTCCATGGTCGCCAGCTTTGGTGGCGCCCCGGCTAGGTCGGCGTTGCGACTTGGATTTCGTTTACTTGCCATTCTTCATTGCTCCCCGCACAAGGCCTTCGTTGCGCGCACTGATCGCCTTGGCCTTGGCCTTGGCGTCAGACTTGCTGCTGGCGCCCCAAGCATTGAGACTGAGCAGCAAGCGCGTTGGCTCACCGTTCTTGCGTTCAGGGCCGGGCATATTGCCCATGCGCGCCAAGAAGGAAGCGCGGCGAGGATTGTCGCCGGCTTTGACTGGAGCTTTGAGGTTCATCCCCTCAGCCTTTGCGCTGGCGCGGCCCTTCTCGTTCAAGCCACCTGACGGCGCCTTGCCTTCTTTGCGTTGCCAAGCGGGGCTCTTCACTTCATGGCCCCTCGGATGATGCCAGCTTTGGCCGGCTTCGCCGTCTTGGCTGACTCGTCAAAGTCGGCCTTGGTAGGCGCGCCCTTGTCGCCGGGCTGGCGCATGCGCTCACCCGAGCCAGAGGCTATGCGAGCCCTCTTGGCTTGGATGTTGGCATACAAACCGGGCTTGGCCATTAGATCATTCCGTTGATGATGCCGTTGTTGAAGCCAACGGGTGCCTTGACCGCGCCGCCTTCTTTCTTGAACGCGGGCTGCGTGGTGTTGGTGCCGGGCATTGGCACAGACACTTTGCCGGGGATCTCGCCAGCGCCTTGCGTCTGGTTGCCGCCACCGCCGATAGCAGCGCCGGGCATCTTGGCCGCGTTGCCTGTCATGCCGCCTGCTGCGCGCATTTTGTTACGTGATTCTGGGTTTGAGTAGTCTTGCATGTGTAGCTCCTTGAGGTTAGGCCATCAGGCCCGGTTGGGGTTTGCGGCTGGCCGCTTCTTCGTTCCACATCTGGCCGTACTCCTCGGGGCCTTCCATGGTTTGCTCTTGCGAACCTTCGCCGGCTTCTTCAGCCAGCATATTGTCCACGTATTCACGACACTCGGCGATGCTCTCGCACATGTAAGGCTCACCGCCTTCGCTGCTTGAAACCATGACCGTGCCGTCATCAGCCATTTCGATCGTAATTGTCTTGGCCATGAGGGCTCCAAATGTGCAAAAAGCCGTGCAAAGTGACGGCTCTTCTTGGGTTCTGTTCGCCTTTAAGCGGGCGCACCTGCGCACGCAGAGAATATACCAACGAGATTTTCGGGTCAAGTGGCAAAACTCAACTATTTTTAGTTGCGTAAAAACAACGCTTTTAAATTATTTTTGCCTTTTTTAAAAAAGTAGTTGACAGTGCCTGTCACTGTGCTACATTTGAGTTGTCGGTTGATTGTTCTTTGTTTGCTTCCCCACCCAACCGACTAGGGGATACGTTCCAGACGACCGAGAGATGTTCTGGTTAGACAGAGTCCACGAGGGCAAGAGTCTTGAGGCGGTGAGCTAAACCGGTACGTAAAGGTCCTTAATCGGGCACGTTGGTAATCCCCCGCCCACAACTAATGCCAAGCGTGCTTGGCATTGGCGGCGTATTCAGGCG